TATTTATTTTTTTTGAACGACATTAAGTACTCCTTTCGGTATTGCTTGACAGTTCCAATGTATAAATCTAAACGGTTCGTATCCCATATCCACACTATATAAATGTGGCATATAAGATGGAAAAAATATCATACGACCAGGTTTAACTTTAAAATGTATTTGTGATGTTGCAGTTGTAACTTTTGTTTTATCTTTTTCAGGTAAAAGATTCATTAAGTTTCCTGCTCTTGGATCCTCAAAAACAGGCATCGATGTTCTTTCGCTAGCTTTTAAAAAATAAAATCCAGACATATGTCCATTCCAATGTGTATGTAAAGTATGGTGTCCACCACCTTTTTTAGCAAATTCTTGAACCCACATTTCAGTTGTGAATACTTGATAATCTTTTAAATCAAAACCCATTTCGCCTAATAGGTTATGTGCTGTTGCACCAATGTATTTTAGTAAATCATTAAATTTGGGATCGCCTACTAAAGTTGTAGAATGAAATACATTCCCCATATCTCCTTTATCACCAAATTTTTTATTTCTTTCATCAATTGTTTTTTTTAAATTTTTTTGAGATTTTTTAATATAAGGATCAGAAGCTTTGTTTAATTTTTTAACAAATTTAGGTTCATCTGCCCACCAAATAGGACAAGGGAAATAATGTTCTAAATTTAATTGATTTGGAAATGTCATGTTTATTTTGTGTACCAACAAGGTATTGTATATCTCTCTCCTTTTTTAATTGTATTTACACCATGTTTAATTTTATTTCCACTAAATAATATCATTAATCCTTTTTTAGGTTTTATTTTAATATTATTAACCACGGTTTCTCCTCCTTCAAAATTATCATTTAAATAAATGATGCTAGTATAATAATGATTTTTAAAATCTAAATGAGTTTTTTGATTAGAATTTTCTAACCATTTTACAATTTGAAAATAATTAACAAATCCTTTATTATTTATTTTTTTAACAGCACCATCAAGACGACCGTTTAATTTTTTAGCTTCATAAGTAAAATTTGTATGAGTGGTTGAAAAGGGATGAACAGTAATAACTTGAGTGTTTCTATGACTAAAAGTTCTTTTATCTTTTTCGGGATTAAAAAACTCTAAGTGTTTATTTATAAAATATTCACACTCACTTGGTTTTAAAAAATTTTTATATTTATGAATTGTAGGTGTCATTTAAACGGGTATCCTAAATTCCATATCACTAAACTATATCTTGATCCTTTTTTAACAGGGCACACTCTATGCCATACAAAAGATGGAAAAACAATAACAGAACCTTTTGGTAATATTTCTTTACATTTTCTAACATTACGTTTTTTATCTGGATCTATATTTCTAAAATCAAACTCTAATTCACCACCTTTATATTCTTTAGGATCAGACAAAGAAACAGTTACAGATAATTTTCTTATTTTACCATGAGTGGGATCTCGTGGATCTTGTGTTTGATAAGGTCTATCCCAACTATCACAATGCCAATCATAATACTGACCTTTATCATATTTTGTAAATTGACAAGATTCAGAATAATCCCAATCAAAATTCCAACCAGCCATTTGATTTGCTTTATGAACATAAGGTTGTATCTCTTTATAAATCCATCTATCATTCATCCAAACAATATTAGAATCTCTTTTTTGTTTTAAATCTTTAACTTGTTTTTTATTTAATTTGTTGGGATCAGCTCCTAATCCACCTGTTAATGCCATTTGGTCAGACAAAGTTTTACCATATCTTACAATATCATCACAAACTTTATTAGGAATAACTCCTGTAAAATAATAATAATGATTAAATAAATTCATCTTTTTACTTTCATACCACTTTAATTTTTATAACAAATTAAAATTTATAATCAACCTTTTATTTGTTTTTCTAGGGTGGTTAGCTGCGTGCATTGTTTTACCATCAAAACAAAGAACTCTGCCTTTTTTTGGACTCACTCTTTTTATTGATTTTCCTATTTTAAGAAAAGTATCTCCGTCACTATCATTTGCATAATATATCATAACTTTATGTGGATCTTTATGATCTACGTGAAACCCGTTATGTTTTTTCTTTGTATTAGTTCTAAATTTTAAATTTGCTTTACATCTTAAAATAGGCGTTCCTTCCATATCTAATTCACTTAATAAATTCATTATAATATTTGTGTGGGGCGAGTTTACTCTACCTTCATCTACAAACTTGTGGGTTAATTGAAATTCGTTAAAACTATCTTTAGTTATAGTTCTATATTTTTTAGGAACATGTTTACCTAGTGAATTATCATTATAATACCATGGAAAATTATTATGTAAAAAATATTCTTCAATTTTATTTTGAAGTGCTTTTGATACCTTGTTATCTATGACTTTCACAGATTAACTTATAACAAAATTTCCTGACACTGTAAAGGTTGCTACTTTATCTGTAGAAGGTCCTGGAACACACGCTATACTATTTGTGCAAGGTGTAACGCTCGCAGATATGCTACCTGGAAATCTTACTAATACAACTCCTGATCCACCTGCTGAACCACCAGAATAGTCACCGCCACCACCACCACCGCCACCACCTGTGTTAGCAGTTCCTGCAGCGGGAGGTGTATTTACAGGTCTTGATGGGGATCCAGCTCCACCAGTTCCACCACCACCTGAGCCTCCGGCTCCGGCAGCACCACTCGCACCTGAAGATGGAGAAGTTGGTCCACCACCACCTCCGCCACCACCACCGGCTCTTACTGTACAGTCACCTGGCCAAGCAGAAGATCCTGCTCCACCAGTTCCTCCTGTATCATCAGGGAATGATGGGTTTGATGTTGGAGATATACCAGTACCACCAGCACCTCCGCCACCACCACCAGCATCACCAATGCTACCTGGTGCACTTCCTCCTGGATTACCTTGTGCTGGACTTGTTGGAGGAGTATTACCTGCTCCACCACATCTTCTTGATCCTTGACAAGCTCCACCACCACCAGATCCACCAGCTTGAGCTGATGCTTTGTAGTTAGAAGGGAATGGACCTGTTCCTGGTTGTCCACAGAAACCATCAGCACCTGATCCACCACCCGCTGATACTAATTCTAAAGCTCCACAAGCATCAAAACTTGATGCACTTCCTTGCCTAGTACATAAAGCAACATTACCTGAATTTCCTCCTCCAGCACCTACTACTACGGCAAATGTTCCTCCTCCAAATAAATTAGCTGTGGTATGTCTATAACCACCAGCTCCACCTCCACCAGCAGCAGTAAAATTTGGAGAGGCACCTCCACCACCACCAGCTCCACCAGCGATTACTAGGTAGTTTACTGTGAATGATGGTTTAGGCCAAGTATCATTTTCTACTGATTGAAATTGACTTTGCATTGACCACACACCACTTGCTTTGTTTAATTCTTTTACGATAACTATACCTGATCCACCAGCACCGCTTGGCACTGAAGCTCCTGGTCCTCCACCGCCACCACCGCCACCGCCAGTGTTAACTGTTCCTGCGTTTCCAGCACCAGTTGATCCTGCTCCACCACCACCTAATCCACCAGCTCCTTCTCTTACGTTAGGCGCTGGACTTGGTCCTGCTGCACCACCTCCGCCACCGCCAACAGCACTTACAGGTGCTCCTGGGAATAAACTTGATATACATAAACCGGCTCCGCCTGCTCCTGCAACTCTTGGATTTGGTGATGAACCACAATTTCCTACTCCTGGACTACCCGCAGCACAAGATCCACCGCCGCCGCCTCCAACATCTCCACCTAAATCTGGAGTTGCACTTCCACCAGCGTTACCTTGACCACAAGTTCCTGCTCCACCAGTTCCTGCAGCGTTGGCACCACCGCCTGATCCTCCTGCTATACCACAATTAGGTGATGCTCCACCTCCACCACCACCTGTAGCAGTGTAGGTTGTACAACCGATTACTAAACTTGAATTAGTTCCACTTCCACCTCGTCCACTTCCAGGTGCGGGATTTGTTCCTGCACCACCTCCGATGACTACTGCTCCTAAAGCTTGACATCCTGATACTGAAATACAATTAGTTTGTAAAACACCACCTGCTCCTCCACCACCAGAATTATCCATTCCAGCAGCACCACCACCGGCTACTACTAATGTATTAATTAATCTTGTTCCTGATTGTGTTGTGACTGCGCTTGGTGAGCTTGATGTTTTAGATGTAACTGTATCTTTTCCAAAAGAAGTTTTGTTAGAAACTCCAATTACACCACCATTTGCTGAGCCAGATTTATTTCTAGGCATTGTGTCCTCCTATGCGGACACCCAAGATGTGCCGTTCCAATCGTAAACTGTTGGTGTTTCCGCTTCGTCGTCTGATTTGTTTGCTTTCCAACCTTTTGTATTATCGGCATTATATGCATTCTCATCCCACCATATATGATATCCTACATCACCTTCTGTTGTAATTGAAGGATATTCAATTGGTGCTTTCCAATCATCATTATCATCTAATGACCATGATGCATGAGGTTGTGTTGATAAAAATTTATCTTTTACAGGATCGTAAACCATTCCAACACCTGCGTATTGTTTTCTAAAATTACTATTATAAGAAGTTTGTTTCCAAATACCACCTTTGAAAAAATTAATACACCATGTTTCACCATCAACGTGCATATCGTTTTCTCCTAGAGGTCCCGCTGCTGTAGATACATCATTACCTACAACGACTACTCTTTGTACTACTTGATGTGGATCTGAAGTAAATCCAGTAGGGTCTGTCATTGCTTTTAATTCTGCGAAATGTGCCATAATTTTCTCCTTTTACTTTTATATTTTATTTTTAACTTACAGTCAATGTTCCTGATACAGTAAATGTTGCAATTTTATCTCCTCCTGGATGTGTGGATATTGAGTTACTTCCAGGGGCTACAGCAAAAGTTAATGCACTAGGTCCACGAACAATTACAGTTCCTGGTCCTCCAGCTCCTGATGGATTATTATTTCCTCTACCATCACCACCATTTCCTCTATTTGTTGTTCCTGCTGCTCCACATGCGCCTCCCGCTCCACCGACTGCATATGTTATTGCTGAACCTGTAATATCATTAGGCGCTCCTGCTCCGGCAGGTCCACAATTTCCGCCACCTCCAGTAGCTCCACCACCGCCACCTCCGTTTGCTCCTCCTGATGCTGTGCCTCCAGGATTACCTTGTGGCGGAGTTGTTGGGGGAGTGTTACCTGCTCCACCAGAACTTCCAGCTGTACCACCACCACCTGATCCTCCATCATCTCCACCATGACCACCACCATGAGTTCCACCACTACCACCACCTGTTGATTCTATTTTTACAGGTGCTGATCCACAAACATTAAATATTGAATTTGTTCCACTTGTAGCATTACCACCAGGAAAAGATGCTCCACTTCCGCCAGCTCCAACTGTAACAACATAACTTGATCCTTGTTCTACATTAGTGAAAGATAATGCTGATCCTTGTAATGGACTTGGACCAAAACCAGAAGCTCTATAACCTCCAGCTCCACCTCCACCACCATCTTCAGCTCCTGAAGCAGAGTATCTTGTACCACCACCGCCACCACCAGCGACTACTAAATAATTTAAACTATAAGTTTGAACGTTAAATCCTCCCCATTCACCTTCTTTAACTAAATCATAAACTGTATTCATGTCCCAAACACCTGATGCAGATTTAGATCGAAAAGGTTCTTTTACAATAACTATTCCTGAACCACCTGCTCCACCTGAAGTAGACACTTGGCCACCACCACCTCCACCACCTCCAGTGTTTGTTGTGCCTGCTACACCATTACTGCCTGGTCCTCTTCCGCCAGCTCCACCACCACCAGTTCCTCCTGCTCTTGGTCCACTATCTGGAGGAGTTCCGGGGCCATCACCACCGCCACCTCCACCACCATAAACTCCTGAGTTTGGTATCCCTGGAAAATTTGGACTAAAATCTGTTCCTGCTCCACCTATTGTGTCTGTTGATGCTGCGCTAGATCCACCACCACCTGATCCTAAATAATTTGGTCCTCCTATTGGAGTTTGCGCTGCTCCTGGAAATCCTTCTGGAGGAGTATATCCTCCAGCATTTCCTGTTCCTGCTGGAAAAGGAACTGCAATTCTTCTTCCACCACCTGATCCACCTGGTTGTCCTGCTCCCGCATCACTTGGTCCTCCTGGATTAGTTCCATCTCCACCACCTCCTCCACCACCAGTTGATGTGTAGGTTGTGCCACCAATAACTATACTTGAATTTCCACCTTGTCTACCAGGTGCGGTTGGTGCTCCTGGAGTTCCTGCTGCACCAGCAGCTCCAATAACAACTGCACCTAAAGCTGAACCTCCACTAACTGCAATGTCATTAATTTGTCTTGTTCCACCAGCTCCACCACCGCCACCACCGTCATTTCCGCCACCACCACCTCCAGCAACTATAATTGTATCTACTGTCTTTGTTCCAGGTTGAACAGTTACTGCTGAGGGTGTACTTGATGTTACTGTGGTAATAACTTCTGGTACTAAAGCATTTACAGTATTAGGTGGTCCAATTATTCCGCCATTTCCAGCCATAATTTAAACCTCCTAATCGTTTAGTATTTCATACGAAATAAATAAATCTAAATCTCCACTGGCACTAGCTCCACCTTTTAAAATGTCACCTTCCATTAGATAAATAGGTGTGTCCGAAATAACTAACGTTGCGTCAGCTGGGACAGAAACTGTTTTTGCTAAGTAAACTGTTGTATTAGCAGACGTTGGAGTAATACCATCTGCTCCAGCAGTTGTTAAACCGTCTACAAATAAATCTACTGTTGCAGCGCTTGTTCCATCAACGTTTGCAACTGTAATTCTATTAATTTTTAATAATTTTTCTGCATCAACTGTTAATAGAGTTGCAGTAGCAGTATTTGATAGATTGAAACCAAGGTTCCCACCTAATATTGATGTTACATTTACTATATTTGGGTTTGCCATAATTTACTCCTTTTATCCGAAAACGATTGCCATTGCAATAGCTTTTCCTACAGAAACTGCAGGTGCTTGCATAGTTGGGGCTGCTGCTGAGCCATTTGATGTTAATACAAAACCGCTAGTTCCTTCAGCAACTGCGCCAAAAGCACCAGAATTATTTATTTGTACTTGACCAGTGGTTCCTGCTGGTGAAGTTGTACCGATTGATAAATCTTTAATATTTGGATTTGTGGTATCGTCCCCACACGCAAAAACTAATTTATCGCCTTTATCTGTGCTTGCGAATGTAACAGTTGATCCTGAACCAGTTGCATATTTAAATTCAACTGTGTGCGCTCCAGAAGTTGTATTTCTCAACATGTAAAAAGTTTCTACATCGTTTGGAATTGTTATAACTCTATTTCCAGAAATAGTTCCTGTAAACTCAATCATTCTAAATTGAGCTGTTCCTGTTAATGCGCCATCGCTAACATCTAATGCTTGAGTTCCTGCTCCACCTGCAATAGATAAAGATGCATAACCACTAGTTAACTGAGAAATAAGTGATAGATTATTATTTGTTTTTGTTCCCCATGTACCAGCGTTTTCGCCAGTAGCCATTAATTCTATACCAAGAGGTGAAAATGTTGATGCCATTGTTAATTTCTCCTAATTGTTCTTATTTATATTGGGTATTTAGTTTCAAGTCAAACATAATTATGGTGTTAAAGTTGTGTATCCTGTTGTATTTTTAGGAGTCTTAGTTGAATATCCACTGACAGATGTTTTAGATGATACGCCCGTATAGCCAGTGCTGTCTTTTGGTGAGAGTTTTCCATAATATCTTAGTATTAATTTACTATCATTTAGACTTACTGTAGCCGATAATCCTAAACCATCTAAATTAGCATTACTTACTTGAACAGTGGTAGGTGTTCCTAAACTCGTTGTACCGCTTTGACCTGTTAATGCAGCTATGGTTTCAGGAGTCGCTGTGACAGTTCCTAGCGTTGTTGACAGTGCTGTTGGTGCTGTTAGCTCATGAACAGGATTTGATGTAATAACTATAGATCCTACATTTGTGCTTGCAGATAATCCTGATATTCCCATGACATCAGCAGGAGATAAAGATCCAACAGTTGATGTAGCAGATAGGCCGGTTAAACCTACTGAGTGATCATCAACTGATAATAAACCAGGAGAAGATACTAAACCAAAACCTGAAAGTGTAGTTGTAAAATCTGCTTTAACAGCTGATAGAGAATTTAATGTAGATGTAAGAGAGAATCCTGTTAATCCAACAACATCTTCAGCAGTGACTGTTCCAAGACTTGATGTTAAACTGAAACCAGTTAATGTTTCAGTTGCAGATTCAACAGAACCCCAACCATTTTGACCCCAAGTAAGTGTGCCCCAACCTGGTTTAACTTCAATTAATTCATCTGGTATTCCAAGAGATGTAGTAGCTGTAAGGCCTGTAAGTGAAACAATAGGCGTGTCACCCCAAGATTGATAACCCCAAAACTCACGACCCCAACCTTGTTCTACAAAATTAGTATCACCCCAATCAGCACGTCCCCATTGAAAACGTCCCCATCCGTCAGCGGCCCCTGCATAAGGGTCTCCTAAAGTTGAAGTAGAAGAAAGACCCGTTACTGTTAATGTAACGTCAGCCATTTTTTACTCCTACGCTATTTGAACGATTGCGTTTCCTGCTGTCTGTGCTGGAAATTGAATTGTGAAAGTTCCGCTTGTAACAGTTTTGTTTGCACCAAAATTAATTGCACAAACTGCTCTATTAGTTGTAAATCCTGAAACAGCTGTTGTATTGTAAATTAAACATCCTCTTGCTGTAAAAGAAGCAGAACCAAAACTTGTATCATTAAATTTTACACAAGCTGTATCTCCAGACAAAACTGGGTCCGCACTAGCTGTCAATGCATTTCCACCAGCTGGATATCCAGTAGAAGTTGTAGTAACTTCGTTAGTGCTTGTAGGATCTGCTGAAGCATCCGTGGGTGCTGTGTATTGAGTTGTTGATTTACTTAAAGTTGCGTTTTCTGTGAATAAAGCTAATTTAAATGCGTTTCCTGTAGGTGCACCACTAGCGTCGTTAAAATTATGTCCGCCTTGTAAAATTTCTACTTTGAATGAATTACATATTGCCGATGTTATTGCCATAAAGTTCTCCTATTATTGAGGCGGTGACTCGATTGGTATACGTATTGTACCATCCGTGTAATCGTCTCGTCTTCTTCTTCCAAGTTGCATAGCTGCAAACTTAGATAACTCTTGTTTATACTTTCCTTCATATAATGTCAACATATCAGTGGGTCCTTTTAAAAATGCGTAAGCCTCACAAAGGCAAGCATAAAGCAGACCTTGGGGGAAATAATTACTGACATATGTTCCACTAGTATTAGTTTCTAAACTTGTTGGCATAGCATTATAGTGAATAATATACTTATAATTAGCATTTGGTGTTGGTGCTACATAAATAGCTCCTGAAGTTGCTGTGCTTGTCCCTGTAGTTGCGCCACCAAACATAGCATAATATTTAGGAAGACCGGTTACATCTTGACCTGTTTGACTTCCTTGAGTCCCTGTTAACTCTCCAATATATTCAGATATAAAAGTTTGATCACGTCTCTGTAACCATACACCTTCTCCTGTGGTGGCTGTTGTTGAATCAAATACCTCTATACCTCTTACAAATAATAAACCGATTGGCATTGTTATCGTATTAAAGTCTGTTGCAAATTGTGCTTCTGCTTGAAGTCGATCGGAGTCCATTGGACAATCTAAATTTATTCTGTGTTCAGCATTACGAATAAATCCATTTATAATAGCAGCAGTAAAAACATTACTATCTACCTCTGTGTAATTTCTAATATCTGTTGTTAAATCTGAATAACTATATGCCATAATTAACCTCTATCATTAACGGGTCCAATTGTACATTGAAAACCGCCTCCTGTTGCTGTGCTTGTAGCATTAGATACTAAAGGCACAGTTATAGAATTAAATAATGTTCTAGTAGCAGGTTGAGCTCCTGTGGTTTCTGTTGTTGCAACTGCTGTCGCTAAATAAGAACCAAATACTTTTGCACCATCTGCATGAGACACTGCTTTCGTATTAGCTGGTGTAATCCCTCTAAAAGGGGCGGATGTTCCACGTGTGCAACCTGTTAAATTATTTCCAGCTTTTCCTGCGTATTGAATAGTTTCATTTTCAAACGCACCACTTGTAGCATTTATTTTTTCAATAACTATAAATCCAGATGTTGGAAATGCTGATGCATCATTTAAAATAACTGTAGTGGCCGTGTCATTAATC